TAACCACCCTTGCCCATGAGTGCGTACACATGAGTTTTCACAAACAAAAAGGGGATAAATGGATGCAACATGGAAAACCGTTTAGAACCCGTTGCAAGATGGTAGCCAGCGAATTAGGGTTTGATCCACTAGAGCTTTAATGTTTGTGCGTATATACAATGTGTATACATTGATACATACATATATAGATTTATAAGAATCTTATACAGGTTTATGCTTTTTACATAATTTTATAAAAAATGTAGCGTATATTGCACATTTTATTTAGCCATGATGTACAAACCAACATTAGAAAAAGCGTAGCCTGTGTACACAACAGCCATAGGTAGGTTGCCTTTTACACCCTGTTCTATGCCAATGTAAAAGTAAATTAAACCAGTAACGATGATTAGCCAGCTACTCATTTATAAGACTTTCCGTTTTCTCCAACAACTGTTCTTCCGTGATTCCGTATTCTTGCTCGAACCGTTTACGACCCATTCCGTGAATACTGGTATTTGATTTTCGATGGTGGTAGGGGCAAAGACCGATAACTGGCGATAGGCTTCTAACACCACCTCGTCTAATGTGATGTAGTTCGCATGGCGTTCCCTCGTTGCCTTGATACCTACATAATGAACATCCCAGTTCAGCGATTTTTCGATATTTTTCTTTTTCACTTTTGGTGGCCATTAATATGATCCACGGTAAGTTGTTCTAGTTTTTCACCTGATTCCGCGATGTCAACGCTTAATTCAAGCATCTGTGTATAGTCTTTACGGTTAAGGGCATCGTCATACATCTTACAAAATAATTTAAGAATTAAAAATTCTTCGGTAAGTTTAAGGGTCATTTTAATATCCGATCTTGGTTGCGGTTAGATACTTCTAAGGTTTGCCATGTGGAATGTCTTAACCGTGCGGCTTCAAGCTCCCACTTTAGTTTTTCAGCATTTTCTGTTGCCGTGCCAATAGATTTGCATAAGTCTTGGTATTCTTGACAAGCGTAGGCTTCACGCTCTTGTGCTCCAATGGTTTGTTCGCCTGATTTTTGCATCATTATGGCTTTAAGTGAATTTTTAAAAGTTTCTAACTGGGCTAATTCACCTTTAGCTTGTGCGTACTTACCTGCGTTTTCAAGAATAAAGTCTATACATTTATTGGGGTCTATCTCTCTCATTTTCCTAGTTTCTTTTTTATCAATTGTTTTATGCGTTCTTCTTTTTCAGGGTATTGAGCCAACAACTTAACAACCGCAGGCCATCCCCTGCGTTTTGCAACTGCTATATACCACTCAACCAAATAATTATCAGAGTTGTTCTTCAAGTTGCTTTATCTTCTGACTAATCCGTGCTCGCCATTGTTGCCAACCCTCACCAGCATAAGCAGGGCAATTAACTTCTTGGGCTTTCCTAGCGGTCAATTCTTCGCTGGAATACCAAGGCAATTCAGGTTTTTTAAGTGGCTCAATGTCTAATTCGTCATCATAACGCCCAGCCCGTAACCAACTGGCAGGGTATGGAATAAAGTCCTTAGCGGTTTCTTTTATCTTCCAGTATTTAAGATGCTGTGGCAGGGCTTCTAAGGCTTTTTCCTGCTCATCGGTAGTCATAGATTTCCAAGCCTTTTCAGCGTCCTTACGAGCCATTTTACGGGGATACGAACCATAAAAAATAGCAAAAGTCATTCTGTTCCTTCAATGATGGCGTGAACTTTAGATGCGATCTTGTAAATGTAGTCAATGTCATTGAGGGTAAGTTGACCCATCAACTGCAATATCTTCATTACAGCGATGTCATTGTCTAATGGCTGGGGTTTAATTAAAGTTTCGATCATGTTCCCCAACCTGCTCTCTTAATGCCGCACATTCAGCTTCAAGCATCTTGTTTTTTGCTTCTAGGTCTGTCAGTCTTACGCTGATTTGGTGCAATATTTCCTGTAAATAGGGGTTCATAGTGATCCTTAATTAGTTGTTTATCTTTTTCAATAAAATCGTTGATGATGTCTTTTGCTCGTTGAATAAGTGCTTCATCATCTTCGGGTTTAACTTTGTAGACATCAATTGCTTGGGTAATAAGACTGATAAGTCCGTGCTGGACAAGGCACTCCAATCCTGCTTTGTCAAAATTAACTTGAGCATCGGCAGAGCCATCTTTATGCTCTTTCGTGATCTGTACTTGTATCTTCATTATGTGCAAACTTTAAAATAGGTTTATCCAAAGCAAGTTTAGCTAGTTCTATGTAACGGTCTATTTCTAGCCTGTCCTCGCCACCAATAGCCGCTTTAGTGTGTCCTATCGGCTTTCCCATCGTGTCGTAAAACACTTCACGAATCTCAAAGTAATCCTCGTATGGACTACTTAAATTTACTAAACGCAAGTTCCAAGTCATTGTTTCACCCAATAGAGAATTACAAACAAAAAGAACATCACCGCACCCAGTACGGCAAATATTCCAACAGAGAAAATCAACATCAAATTTTCAATCATGTTGAAAGTATATGTTAAGTTGTCTTAATGATTGTTATTTATTTCTAGGTGTTTTCCCTATGTGTTGTTTTTTAGTCATAGGTGTCCCAAAGGTGATAGCACCCCATCCATTCAGGATGTGTCCCGAACTAATGCTCCCTAAGGTAGTGTTCATTCGATTACAAGGTTGTCTGTCACCATTGTCCTTGTATCTTGTGTAGTCGCCACTCAACGCTACGGGGCTTGCTGTCAGGTGTAAACCAGCCCATGTTCTATTCCACGCCACCCATTTAAGTGCTTTATATCGTTTGGAGTACGGCAGAAATAGAAAAACCCCTTAAGGTAGCTCTAAGTTGATCCCACTTGCTAAAAGGTTCGACAACTTTTAGTAAATGCTCAAAGCTACCCTAAAGGGTCTTGTCGATTTTAATGGTACAGGGATCAATCTGCCCACACAGTATACATCAATCTAATTCAGGCCATATCAATTTGTAATTTTTTGGAAACAGGTTTTTACGGGTTACTAAGCCATGCGATTCTTTTTCTAATGTCGCGGCAAGGATCACCAGCTTATCGTAGGGAATATCCCCGTTTTGCCACATAGATACGGCTGGAACGGATACATTGACTATCTTAGATACCCGTGTACAACCGCCTAAAAGACGGATCATTGCTGTTGATGATATTTTTTCCATAAGCTATCTTAACATTTTTACAACATTTTGCAAATAAAGTATTGCTTTATGTTTTAAGTTGGCTTAATATCTAAATACGGAATATGCCGTGTTAATTAGGAGAACTCTTATGAGTGAAATAGAACAACAAACCAATGATGTAAACCAATTCCAACAACATTTGGAACGCATCTTTAAAGACCTCGAAAATGGGGTATTTATTACAGAAGATGAGATAGGTGACCTACGCTATGCGTGTGGCTTGCCATCACCAATCCGCAACACTAATGTAAACCCTGTCTTGCGTGATGTCATAAACGATTTTAGTAATTGTTTTGGCAACCCTTTAAATAATTTTCCTACAATGTGGAGTAAAAAATGATTATCAGCGATAACTCAAAAGAATTTAAAATAGCCCCAGCAGGGTTACACATGGCTCGTTTGTATTCGGTCATTGACCTAGGCCACCAAGCTACCGAATGGGCTGGCGAAACCAAAATCATGCACAAGGTTGTATTGACTTGGGAATTGCATGGTAATGATGACCAAAACCAGCCATTAAAAACAGATGACGGTAAACCTTTGATTGTGTCTAAGCGTTATACAGTCAGTCTTGGTGACCAAGCTAGATTGCGTCAAGACCTAGAAGCATGGTCTAACAAAAAAATGACCGCAGAAGATCGCAAGAAGTTTGATTTGCGTAACCTGCTAGACAAATTCTGCATGGTTAATATTACCCATTCAGAAGATGGCAAGTACGCCAATATCAGCGGTATTAGCCCTGTACCGTCTGCCCTGCGTAACGCCCAGCCTAAAGGAATTAATCCTTGTTTGCATTTTTGGTTAGCTGAGTTTGACCAAGCTGTATACGATGCTTTGCCTAAGTATTACAAAGAAAAGATTACCGAATCGTCTGAGTGGCGTGGTCAAAAGGCTAGGGATGCAGATGCCCCTAAGATTGAAGATGATGTCCTAAATGATGTACCGTTCTGATTATGATAGTTAAAGAAAAGGTAGAACCAAATGGCCATTGGTACACTAAAGACGGCACTCCAGCCTATACAACCATCGGCAAAACTGGCGAGCGGGCAACAACGCTTCGGGATGCACGAAAAGACGGACTTCTGCCAAGTGTTACGACAATTAACGGACAATTATCAAAAGCAGGTCTTGATACATGGAAGCAACAACAAGTCCTTTTAGCCGCCTTAACACTACCAAGAGAAACCAACGAACCTGAACAGGAATGGCTAAAGCGTGTCATGCAGGATAGCCGTGCTACTGGTCGGGAAGCCGCGGAACGGGGTACAGCTATTCACGCCATCATTGAGGGCTATTTTGAGCAGATGTATTTGCCTGAAAAACCAGCTTACCTTGATGAGATTGACAAGGTGCTTAAAGATGCTTTTGGAAGCCAGCCGTGGCTTGCAG